GCATCGTCATGAGCCATACGTGGCCCAAACGTTATAATCTCTCTATGTAAATCATACTGTGTTTTCTTTATATGTACTTGACCTACAGCAAATCTTTGTGCTAATATCTCTTGAATCCTGTCTCTTTTACTCATTCGAGTTCCAGGTTTTTCTTCTTTAAAAGGAATAATGAATTCATTCCTTCTTTTCATTTCAGCCCTAATTGCTTGGAAAATAGGCTTAGACATGCTTGTATCTTCAATTGTAAAGAGCATAGGTTTATAGAACTTAGCATATTGAAATATATAATCTACGATTCCTCTTTGGTCTGTACCTTCAAGACCTATGACAGGAAGCGTTCTATTCCTAACATAATCGAGTACATATATATTATTATCTGGTGTGACAGCCACAGCAATAATGACACTGTAGTCAGAATTCCTACGAGCAGAATCGGTAGCGGGGTCAACTCCAATAAAGATATTACAAGGCTTCGGATCTTCTCCGTTAGGGACAATAAACGATATTCCGTTTTCATCATCCTGGATGAAGTCTCCATCCCAATACCGAACATGATCACGAGTAAAGATAGAATCTTCTTCACTTTGTACCTCCATCATATATTCTTGATAAAATTTGTGAGGGGTTCCACTGTCTTGATAAAACTTTTTCTTTCTTTCCATCTCCTTATGCCCAAACCATGAAGGCCATAAAGGACTTCCATCTTCCATTAATGCTTTATAAGTAATTACCTTCCAAGAATAATCAACGCTTTCTTTCTTAGCCTGCTCATACCCAACAAGTATTTTTTGAATAAATGCATCAAAGTGTACAGGAGTCCCGTTGATTCTGAGTCTACCTGTCTTCGGTTCGAGTGCAGGGAAGACAACAGCAGTGACAAGGTTACTGATTTTGGAACGACTCTCTGGCGTAATCGTATTATTCTCATCTTCAAAGTCATCCAAAACAATAAGGTCATAACGCTTATGAAGCTTGGCACCCCCACGAATACCAGATAGGTTAGATTTACTAATAAGCTTGCAATTGTTTTTAAGTTCGATATCATCTTCAGTCCACTTCCTTCCTTTTAAATCTCCAAAGTAGTATTTAATTTTATCATTATACTCTATATGATATTTGATATAATCTAGGTTTGGTACTGATATTTTAGAACTTGCAGCGACCCAACCATAAAATAAAGGTTCATCTGTAAAGCAAAAGTCATGCATAATATTACACTTAGTTAATACTGTCTTTCCATGACCCCTAGGTAATATGACAGCTAACTGTCTATGCCTCTGGTCATGCAATGCATCTGCAACCTCATAATGAAAGAATGGTGTTTCAGACCTTTGAAAGTCTTCAGGTAAAAATAGTTTACCGAAAGCAATTAAATCCTTGTGGGCTAGCTTTAGGTCCTCTTCTGCTTTTGAAACGTTTTGAGTGTTTATATTAGCCATTATTTAAGATAAGGTCTTCCAGTTCCAGAGCCTCCAGCTTGTGTCCTATCACTTTTATTTAGTTCTTCTAACTCCTCTTTGCTCATCCCAGCTTTAGATATAACATCATTTGCTGCTGTTGTTTTAGTTCCAGGTAACCCAGGGACATTTGTTTGACCTGATGTATTTGCAACAAATGTTCTAACAGCTGTTCCTGCATCAGTGTTCATTAGAAAGTTATTAAATGGATCTTCAGGCATATAGTTACTAATCCCTTCAAAGATTCTTTCAGCAGTGCTTGTAAGATTATCAAACGCTAGATCTTGACGAAAGTTATGTCTATACCTGCGAATAGCTCCTCGTGTCATTAGCCCGAACATTCCGTCAACATCTCCAGGGTCTAGAAACTTATCTTCTAATAATATTTCTTGAGCTTCCCTAACTTTATCTCTATTAGAACGATTGTTATAAGCATCCATAAGAACTTCTACTTTGTCCCTATTGTATGTTACATGGTCTAAATCAGAGCCCTCTGGAAGTGATGCGGAAAAGTAGTGATTAGCATAAGTAACGTCATCATAAGAAAACTCCCCCATGTATTTTCCTAAACTCTCAAAGCGTTCTCCATCCCAC